CCGAACGATTATTTGGATACATCTATGAGTTTATAAACTAGGCCCCCCACGTATGCTAAAGCACACCTCCGCAATCATTTAATTAAATGCGTATAACACCGCATATAATACACATGATTTAATAGGGGGTGTGTTTTAGTATACACATCCTAAGTTTTTCTCTGGAGATTATATGAACGAATCGGAGTACCAAAAACAACTAATTAAAAAAATAAAAGCACTTATCCCTAATTGTAAAGTTCTTAAGAACGACCCAACAGCCGTACAAGGCATACCCGATCTAACGATTTTTTATCGTAACGCATGGGCCATGCTTGAAGTTAAGATTTCCGCAGATGCTAAGGTTCAGCCCAACCAAGAGCATTACATTAGCCATTTCAACAAAATGTCTTTTGCCGCGTTTATTCATCCGGGCAACGAAGAGGAGGTATTACGTGATCTTCAATCCGCATTCGGCATTCGCGGGAAAGCACGCTTTTCTTAGCCCAAGTCAATATCATTGGATAAATTATGACTACGACAAACTCGAGGCTAAGTACCGCTCCGCTAGAAACGCCGCAAGGGGAACTTCCCTTCACGCGCTAGCGCACAACGCAATAACTCTAGGTGTTAAATTATCCTCCGCCAATAGGGGTTTGGCGCGGTATGTTAATGACGCAATTCATTATAACATGGAAAGCGAACAAACCCTTTATTATTCTGAAAACTGTTTCGGTCAAGCGGATGCTATTTGTTTTAGAAGAAAAACTCTGCGCATTCACGATTTAAAAACAGGCATAGGTAAAACGTCCGTACACCAACTTGAAGTGTATGCTGCACTCTTCTGTTTAGAGTATGATTATTCTCCACACGAAATTGATATGGAATTTCGAATCTACCAATTCGACGAGCCTGACATCTTTGACGGAGACCCAAACGTTGTTTTGGACATCATGCAAACTATAGTTGAGTTCGACATGCGAATTGAGTTTATGAAAGAAAAGGAGCTTACGTGATTATACATGATGAAGATTATTTAGAACACTATGGCATTCTTAGAAAGAGTGGTCGGTACCCATGGGGGTCCGGCGGACATCAAGATGCTAGAAATAGAGACTTTCTAGACTACATAGCAGTCCTCAAAAGCGAAGGACTCTCTATGGCTGAGATCGCAAAACAACTCAGCACACCTAGTAACACTACAACCACTACCGAGCTTCGTACGGCACACTCGATCGCCCTCGCCCAAACAAGGCAGGCGGATATCAACTTTGCGCAACGGTTAAAGGACAAGCAGTGGTCGAACCCGGCCATTGGCGACCGAATGGGTATTGGTGAATCTCAAGTTCGAGCTTTACTAAAGCCCGGCGCAGATGACAAGGCTAGAGTCTTAGAGGCAACTACAACTATGCTCCGCGACGCTGTAGATTCACAAGGAATTGTTGACATTGGCGGCTCCGTGGGTCTTGCTACTGGTTTGAGCAGGGAACGGCTAGCGCAGGCAATTTCAATCCTAGAAGACGAGGGATATAACGTATACACCCCAAAGCTTCCACAGCAAACAACCTCTCATGACACGAAATACAAAATCATGGCTAAACCAGACATGGAATTCGGCGACGCTGCTCGTCAGCTAAGAGCTGGGGAATTAGGGTCTATCAAAAAGTACCCTATAAATAACGGAAGAGATTACGAAGAAATTCTACCCCCCTTAGCTATTAGCGCATCTCGTGTTTCAGTTAAATACGGCTCTGAGGGTGGTGCTGAGGCAGATGGTGTTATGTACATTCGCCCTGGCGTGTCCGATATAGAAATGGGCAACTCCCAATACGCACAAGTTCGTATACAAGTAGGCAAGGATCATTATTTGAAGGGTATGGCGGTTTATAGCGATAAACTTCCTCCTGGGGTAGACATCGTCTTTAATACAAATAAGGAAAAGACGCCTGCCGGAAAACTTGGTGCGTTGAAGCCAATTGAACGAGATAAGAATCCAGATCCGGCTAATCCGTTTGGTGCACAGATTAGTAGGCAGATCCAGACCCGAGACGAAAAGGGTAAGGCGGTTGTAACTTCTGCGCTGAACATCATCAACGAGGAAGGCGATTGGAACGAGTGGTCTAAAAATCTATCGACCCAGATGCTTTCAAAACAAACCCCCTCTCTCGCTAGACAACAGTTAGCTAAAAGCTATAAGGATCGAGAAGATGACTATAATGAGATTCTTAAGCTAACAAACCCTGCCGTTAGGAAGAAGCTTTTAGAGGAGTTTGCTGAAACTACTGAGGCTGCGTCCGTACACATGAAAGCCGCTTCCATGCCTAGGCAGCGCACACAGGTTCTAATACCTGTGCCGGACATGGGGCCAAATGAAGTGTATGCCCCTAACTTTACTAATGGTGAGCGAGTTGTTCTAGTTCGCTACCCCCATGGTGGAACGTTTGAGATCCCGGAGCTTAGGGTAAACAATAGGCAGGCTAGTGCAAAGAGCCTTTTAGGCCAAGCAAAGGATGCAATTGGTCTTAGCGCTCAGGTTGCAGAGCGTATGTCTGGGGCAGACTTTGACGGCGACACCGTACTGGTTATCCCCAACAATGAGGGCCGAGTTAAAGTTAGCCCCGCCTTGGAAGGCTTAAAAACGTTTGACCCACACCGTTCGTACCCAGCATATGAGGGTATGAAGCCTGTGACTAACGACACCATGCAAGGAGAGATGGGCAAGGTCTCTAACTTAATTACGGACATGACCATTCGTAAGGCTAGTGGGGCCGAGTTAGCCAGAGCAGTTAGACACTCCATGGTTGTGATCGACTCCAAGAAACACAACCTCGATTACAAACAGTCAGCTGAAGACAACGGCATACGGCAGCTCAAAGCTAAATACCAAGGTGGCCCTAATAAGGGTGCCACTACCCTGATCTCTAGGGCTGGGCGTGAGGAAGCAATACCTCAGCGAAGAGAGGCTCGTGTCGGTGAGGGTGGCAAGGTAGACCCCAAGACAGGCAAGCGCCGATACGTAGAGACCGGCGCCACCTACGTCAACAAGAAGGGCGAGACGGTACAGCGAAAGACTAAGGGCCCAGCCCTGTCATTCAATGACGCAGAAGATCTATCGTCAGGTACCCCTATCGAACGGGTCTATGTGGAGCACTCACAGAAAACTCGGCGACTTGCTGAGAAGGCCAGAGTCAGTAGCCTTACTACAGAGAATGCTGTTTACTCCCCTAGTGCAGCTAAGACTTATGCTAATGAAGTAGCGAAGTTAACAGCAGATCTCAACATGGCTTTAGTTAATGCCCCCCGTGAAAGACAAGCACAGGCGGTAGCAGGAGCTAAGATGAAGGCTAGAAAGGATGCTAATCCTGAGATGGACAAAGCTCAAGAGAAAAAGCTAAAGGCACAGGAACTTACACGAGCCCGGGCAAAGGCTGGTGCTAAAAAGGAAGTGGTGCCTATCTCAGACGCTCAGTGGAAAGCTATCCAAGAAGGTGCTGTGTCCCATAGTAAACTAACTAAGATACTAAACAATGCGGACCCAGACCGGGTCAGGGAATTGGCAACCCCCCGCACTAAAGTGTTGATGGATACCACGGCCCAGAACAAAGCTAAGGCTATGCTTGGCAATGGCGCCACCCGCGCTGAAGTAGCCTCCGCCCTCGGCGTGTCCCTCACCACCCTAGATGAGGGGCTCGACTGATGGTATCGTACCAAGAAGAATCTACAAGCAAGAAGAATCTAAAAGTTAGAAAGGATCGAGGCTTGAAATGAAAGTGTTAAGAGAAGCAATGTTAACAACAATGGACAACCCCCTGGATCCTTTTGAAAACTACCCCGCCTGGTACGCCTACGACCAGGCTAGTGGTTACGATTCTTCTGGATTTCTTGGAAGAATTCTTGCAAGCTCGAATGAGCTTTCTAGAGCGGAGAAGGCGCAATATGTTGAAGATGCAATTGATGAAATTGTATCCAACGATGTTACTGGGCAGTATATAAAAATTATGAAAACCGTAGAGTACGAGGATTGATGTGTGATAGGGGGGAGGGGGTCCCGGCCCTCAACCCCCCGTCCGCAT